TCTACTGTTAGTGAGTTTTATCACTTGAGTGATATTCCTGAAAATTATGTTACGGGTGAATTTAGCTTCATACTAAATTGGCTCATTGATGAAACGGATTACATTCAACAAGTAGAAAAAATCGGTGTAAAAGGTTTCAGTAAACTGATTCTGGTAGGACGTGGAAATGACATAGCAGTAAATGGAGAATTCGTACACTCAATTCGGTTTTCAGTTGATCCAATGAAGGTATTAGCTGAAATGATAGATGGTAATAAATATTATTTTCTCAGAATAAATCTTGAGAATGATAGAGATCCAGTGTATGTCTTTAACGAGATTTCAGTAAAGAAAGAAGATTTGGAGTAATCCAAATCTTCTTTTTTCTCTATGAATTATTAATTCCACGTAAGAATCCCATTATCTCATCATCCATCTCATCAAAGTTTTCATATTCTTGACTTACTGGAGTAAAGTTGTATGCTGTATTCTCTATTATACCATGCTTTGCCAATTGCCTAGTTTGTTGTTGTGCTTCTAGTATTGACCTCCTCAGTATATCATCATATGATTCAGCATTTTGCCTAGTAACTTCAGTAGTGATAAATGCTTTTGTTGATTCCGGCACAGAATTCATATCAATAATATCAGGAGCTAATAATCCTCCACCTTCTTTTAAGGTATCAGATACAACATCTCCTCTATTGAATCCAAAGTTACTTAAGTTATTACCATACTTAAGAACGTACATACCAATCAAATATGACATAACACTATCGTCATGCCAACCTACCATTGCCTGTACCTTTCCACCTTTCATTACTAATTTACTGATATCCCTAGTAATATTCTGAGTAACGAATTGGTCTTTATGGTCTTTTATTCTATCTGCTAGTATAGAGAACATCGCATCTCTTGACCTATTCTCGGTATATACACCATAGTAGGTTTTCATCTTAGCAGCTGCTTTGAGCATTGACTCAGTTGTTTCTGCCTGCTTCATATTTTCTTCTGCAATTTCCTTGTACTTATCAAAGTATAATCTTCCTGCAATAACAGATTCCATTAAGAAAGTAATAATAGCACTACCAACACTATTCCTCTCTATGCATACAATAGCTTTTGGAACGTATTTGGTTACTATCTCTATTATAATTCTTACTAATGTAGGCTCACCAATATATGGTGACTCTAATTCTGCACAAGGTTTTTCGGTATAAGGGTCGATAATAGTAATAGCATTATTATCGCCACCTGAACCAGTAGAACAGTCAATACTCATAATGTAAATTCTGTTAGGGTTTAATTCTTCATAAATATCCAATGTGAAGAATTTACCCACAGTAATTTCATTGATTGGTTTTAAAGCTAAATCAATGATAGCATCAATATCATCTCTATCATAAGGAGAAAGAGAAGAACCACGAAGCCTTTGAAGTAGAATCTCTCGTCGAACAACTATCTTGTTACCAATACGAGCAGATTCAACTTTAAACCAATCTTGTGTTAATCCGATTTCTCTATAACTATATTCAATATATGCCACTCCAATATAAGAAGCATCATTATCTTTCAAATTTTCAGTACCACCAGCTCTACCAAAGAGAATCTCTTTAATATCATGGGGGTCCATATCGTAAAATTCTTCACGCCATTTTACAGTTTTATTTAAAAGGATTTCACCTGCTTTGCCTTCAGGTGTATCTATATCACCGGGAGTTGCTCTTGTTTTACCAAGATAGGTCATATCTTCATCCATTATATACTTTTACCATATATAATGGAACCTTCCGTTTCGGTTTATTTCAACCTACGTTTCATTCCTATTATTGGAACCTACTTGCTTCGTATGAATATTTCAATTCATCTTATTTTCAACCCAGCTACAAAATGTATTTAGATATTTCTATCAATCTGGATGTCTAGCTTTCCCTGACCGTCGAACCCATATCTCATATATTGAGATACTTCGCTGCGTCGGTTACCTGTATTCTTAACCTTGATTACTATACCTTTGGAGTTACCCATTGCCCTTAGAATATCACTATTCTAAGTTAGTAGTTAAGACATAACCAGTACATCATAAAGATGTAGTCAGATATAATCTGACGAGTTCCCGCAATTAGAAAGGTTTGTAATACATGTTACCATGTATTCACGCCACTCTTAACGTGAAAATTCTCCCATAAAGAGCACCATTTGCTTCTGATACCATAGCTGACTGTCCAAATGTAGATGCTGAGTTTTCTACTATGACATCAATATATGGACAGAATTCCACCTCATCAAAATGAATAATTGGTGCTGATAAACCTCGAGCAAGTGATAATGCTGCACTATACGAGGTTGCTTTTCCTTTTACTTTAATCTGATTTTTTGTTACTGCGTGACTATAAGTTGTTGCACTATCTCTTCCTTTTTCTACCTTACCATCCTCATTTACTATCATTGAATACTTTAAATATTCAGGAAGATATTCAATTTGGTTCTTAAAGTCTGCTAAGTTTGCTTTAACATTCTCGCCATCCTTATTAACCATGATAAATGTAGAAGAAACGGTTCCCCAAGAGAATCCCCAGTTCTGTATAGCAAGAGCTGATTTAGTTTTACCTTTCTGTCGTGTAAGACATAGCCAAGAATCTATACCACGAGTAAAACACCATGCTTGTGCTATATTTCCTTTATTAGCCATATAAGGAATTCCTCTCGGTGCAGATGCTGCTGCAATACGTGCGACTTCTCTTAGATAATACCAAGGATTATTAATAATCTCAATAGTCACTCTGTCAATTTGGTCTTTTGTTAATGTAGTATGACCATCTTCATCTTCTGCATATGGGTCTACTGTAATAAGAGTCGGGTCTTTTATTTCAAGCATAAAATACCAATTCTTTACTCCAGCAGTTCTTAAATCCTTTGCAACTTGAAGAAAGGTCTTATTCTTGGTCATAGTATCGTAATACTTACCTTTTATACATACTATTCGACTCAAATTGTATCATCTCCTTTCTGTTGCTTATACTTTGTTAAAAGTACAAGTTCTTAACTTAAAGTGATAAGGAGGAAAAATCATGAGAAATATATGTGACATGTGCCTTGCACAAATAGAAGGTACTTGGAGATATACTGAAAAATGCTTTAATGATTTTTACTATGAAGACGGTGATTCTAGTAAAAAGAATGAATCATTCTTCAATAAATTGATTACACGAGTCACGAACTTCTTCAAAGGAATTATATCAGCCTTTGCACGTTTATTTGGAAAAGCTGACAATACGAATATCAAAATGCCTGATGGAAAGCAGGTCTATATGCATAAAAATTTTGATACTATAGTAAAATGTGACGAAGCGACCCGTGAAAAGCTTAAGAACTGCAAGACTGCTGAAGACTGTGAAAAGATTATGGCTGAGTACAAGTCAAAACGGTCAAAACTTAATAAAGCAGTTAAGACTGGTGCTACAGTTCTCGGTATTGCAATACCTGCAGCTATTGCATATAAATGGTGCAAGAAGAGTAAATCAATACAGAATGACCTTGAAAAAGAAAACAGGGAGCTAGTTAAACAACTAGAAAGTATGAAGAAGGCAGCTGTTGACGGTACTGCAGATGCATTTGATCTTGTCAAGGTAAATACGATATATGAAGCAATGCTTAATGTCGTTAAAAATAAGAGCGAAACTGAAGGTGAAAAATTTAAAGATCTATGGAATCAATGCCTAGATGTAAAGGATGAACTCGACAAAAAACTCCCTTCAGGTAAAGAGGCTGCCAATTACATCGCCTATGGTAAAGGAGGTAAAAGACTATCATGAATACAGAACCTAATAATATTAATGAAGATTCAGTTGGCACTGTGTTGCCAATTACACAACCAGATGAAGTCCTCAGAAAAGATGAAATCAAAGAACCAACTCCAGATGAAGCATTTGATGCAATAGACCCGTCTTTGCTTGCTGGAACAAAGGTTAATTCAACCTCATCTTTTGATAATGGAAAACCAATGGTTGGAGAAGAAGATGAGTTAGAAACAGAACCTACTTCTTTAGATAATATGAATATGATGGAGAGTGCAAGTGATTACAGCACTAGTCGTTCACTACTATTATTCTATGTATCCCAGTACCAATCACAACTTAGAAAATTATCACCAGATAATGATGAGAAAACTCTAAGGCATGCTCTTCAAGATGCACAAGGTACACTAGCAGCATATAAAGTATGTGCTAATAATATGGATAAGAATAAGGAATATCGTACTAGTGCT